CCGTGACCACGAGCGGCACGATCCCCTACCTCTGGGAGGAGTCCTTCAAGGCCGGCGAACCCGCTCGCCTGCTCGGCATCCCGGTGTACGCCTCGCCCTACGCGACTTCGTTCGGATCGACCGCAGCGGCGACCCTCGCCGTGATCGGTGACTTCGATCACTTCGTCATGGCCGAGCGTTCGGGCATGGAAGTCCAGGTGCTCCGCGAACTGTACGCCGGCAACGGCCAGATCGGGTACATGGGCGAGATGCGCCTCGATGCGAAGATCTGCCGCACCGATGCGTTCCGCACTCTGGTCAACCCCTGATCGGATGAACTGATCGCACACGAGGGCGGGCCGCAAGGCTCGCCCTCTTTCTTTCGGAGCACGCATGAGAGTCCACATCCTGAAGTCCTTCGTCACGAGTGCCGGAGCGTTCGCCGCGGGGATGCGCTGCGAGATTCCAGATTCCGACGCGGCGCGATACATTGCGTCCGGCTTGGTCGAGCGCGACGAGCCGAAGATCGAGACTCCCGAGCGTGGCCGCGTGCGGCTTCGCAAGGCGACGAAGGAGGCGAGCGATGCTGGCGATTGATGGTGCGACCTACCTCTCGAATGTCGAGGCCACCTCGCCGGCGGTCGAGCCTGTCACGCTTGCCGAGGCGAAGGCGCACTTGCGCGTGACGCACACGGACGAGGACTCGCTCATCACCTCGCTCATCGTGGCGGCTCGGAACTATGTCGAGGGACTGGCGAATCGGCCGCTCGTGAATCGCACCTACACGCTCAAACTCGATCGCTTCCCCGGCGGATACGAGATCATCCTCCCGGCCGGCAAGGTCTCGGCGGTGTCCTCGATCACCTATGTGGACACGGCGGGCACGACGCAGACCTTGAGCGCGAGCGCGTACACGCTCGAAGGGCAGCGGCTCCCAGGCTCGATCGTGATCAACCCGAGCACGCTCTCGGCGTGGCCGGCGACGCGGTTCTACGCGGGCATCTCAAGCGTGACGGTGTCCTACACGGCCGGCTACGGCGCGGCGGCGGCGAATGTCCCGCAGGCACTCCGGCAGGCCGTGCTGATGTCGGTCGCGTATTGGTATGACATCGCCCGAGAGACCGGGAGCGAGACCGCGCTCACCGAAGTCCCGCACGGTGTCGAGTCGCTCGCTCGGCTCTACTCGATCCCGAGGATGGCATGAGGCGAGTCCGCTCCGGCCTGATGCGTACCCCGTTCCTCGTGCTCAACCGCACGACGGATCTCGACGAGTTCGGCTCGCTTGAGCCGTCCTTCCTCGGCGTGGGCACGATCGTCTGGGGCTACCTCAAGGGAACCTCCGCCGCCGAGGGTGTCGAGCGCGAGAAGGTCACGCACCAACGCTCCTACGAGATCATGATGCGCGAGAAGGATGCCGCGCTCTTGTCGGTGACTTCCCGCCTCCAGTCGGATAGGGCCACCTTCGAGATCATCGGCATCGAGCAGTACGACGCGCGGCAGCAGACCGTGACCGTGACCGTACGGGAGGTGGTCTGATGTCGCAGCAGTTCTTCGAGAGCGTCAACCTGTCCGGCGGGAAGGAACTCGTCGCGGCCTTCAAGAAGATGGACGAGAACCTCAAGAAGGCGACCATCGAGCGCGTGGCGACCCGTACGCTCGAACGCATCGCCGCCGCCATGCGCTCCGAGGTGGGGTCGCTCGCGACGAACACGGACAAGGGTTTTCCGGGCGACCGTCTCTGGCCGTACATGAGGCGCGGCCGAATGGTCTCGCCAGGTCTGGCGCGTGCCAAGGTCACGACGGCGATCGCCGTGATCCCGCTCGGTTCGAAGCAGCGTCGGCTCTACATCGGTCGCCGTATCGGCGTGACCGGGAAGAGCGGGGCGTTCTATGGCCGGCTCATCGAGAAGGGGTTCTCGATCGTCCGCAAGGGCCGGATGCGCGGATGGGTGAAGGGGAAGAAGGACATCCCCGGCAAGTGGATCTTCTTCCGGCTCTTCAAACGGCTCAAGCCGGGGGCCGAGGCGACGGCGGTGCAGGAGTTCGCCGACTTCATCAATGCGTGGGGCAATATCAAGTCGGCCCCCAGTAAGGATCAATCGTGAGCGCACAAACGGTCTGGAACATCGAGACCGCGATGAAGGCCAAGGTCGCCGCTACGGCGAGCCTGACCTCGATCATCGGCACGAACCCGGTGCGGATCTACCCGGAACTTCGGGAGGACAATGGGTCGCTCCCGGCGATCGTGTACGAGTTGAACTCAAGCGCGCCGTACCTCGTCCTGTCCGGCGTGCCGACCCTCACCCGGTCGAGCGTGTCGCTCCATTGCCTCGCGCTCGACAAGAAGGTCTCCGTGGACATCGCCCAGAAGGCTCAAGCGATCTTCGCCGACTGGGCGCAGGACTTCTACTCGGGGCCGACCCTGAAGATTTCCGTGAAGTCGAGCCGGGTCTCGACGATCCAGACCGACTACCAACCGCCCGCAGATGGTGCTACGCACGGTTTGTATCTGGCGACGCTAGAGGTAGTCTCGATGCACTCCTAACGAGGTACACCCATGGCACTCTCTGCATACAACACGACCTTGAGCATCAGCGGATCCGCGATCGCCGAAGTCACTAATCTCTCCGTCGGCGGCTCCTCGTTGACCGAGATCGACATCACGAGTCTTTCCGACTCCGACAAGCAGTTTGTGATGGGCGCGTTCGAGGCGGGCACGCTTACGATCGACTTCTTCGCGCCGGCTAACTATGCCGACATCAACGCGTCGCTCAACCCTGTAAGCGGTGACGCTTCTGCGACTGCGTTCACCCTTTCCTTCTCTGGTGGTTCCTTGATCGCCGTCTTCGACGGCATCTGCACGAACCTCTCGATCTCGGCGGAGCAGGATGGGGCCGTGACCGCGTCCGCTACCGTCAAGCTCACTTCCGCAATCACCTGGAGCGTCTAACCATGGCAATCGTCGCACCTGGATCACTCTTCCGTTACGCCGCGACCTCTGGATCAGCCGGAACCGTGGACACCACGCTCGGCGAGGTCAAGTCGATCTCCCTCGATGGGATCTCGATCGCCGAGATCGATACCTCTGCCCTGTCGGCAACCGTGAAGTCCTTCATCGGCGGCACGAAGGACTCGGGAACGATCAGCGTGACGCTGTTCGCTCCGGCCTACACTTCGGGCCTTCTCGGTTCGACTGGCGCACTCAACCCGTCCTCCTACGCGAATGGGGCGGCGTATCGGAAGTTCTCGATCCAGTTCGGCCCCAACACGGGCACGGGCGGATTTGCGCTTGCCTTCATCGGCTATGTGACCTCGTTCAATGTCTCGGCCGCAGTCGATGGCGCGGTCGAGGCCGATCTCACCGTCCGCGTGACTGGCGGCTTCACCTCCTCGACCTGATCGCCTCGCACATCTCGGAGCACCACACCATGACCGCATCCAAGGACTTCGTGCTTTCCCTTGCCGCCTCCATTCCCGTGGAGGCGGTTTCCATTCCCGGCATCGCCGAGCCGATCTCGATCCGTGGCCTCACGGCCGGCGAGCGAGACTCGTTCGAGGCCGCGTGCTTCATCGGCAAGGGCACTAACCGCGAGATGAACTTCGTGAACCTCCGCGCGCGCCTCCTCGTCCGGTGCATCTGCGACGCAGACGGCAAGCGGCTCTTCGCCGACGGCGATGTCGAGCAGGTCGCGGGCCTCCCGGCTCGCGTGATCGACCCGCTCTTCGAGGTCGCCCAGAGGCTCTCTGGGATGGGCGCGAAGGATGTGGAGAGCATGACGGGAAACTGACCGAGCGAGCGTGCCGGCGGTTCCTCTTCCGCCTCGCGCTCGCGCTCGGGATGACGGTCGCCGAGGTCGAGTCTCGCGTGTCATCGCGCGAGCTCACCGAGTGGATGGCCTATGACGCGCTCGAACCGATCGGCGGATTCCGCACCGACTACGGTTTCGCGATGCTCGCCGCGCTCTATGTGAACGCGCACCGCAAGCCGGGTAGCGCGGCCGCGAAGGTCTCCGAGTTCATGCCGTGGCTTCCGAAGTCTCCTGCCGCCGAGAGTAAGGGGCCGGACGCTTGGATCGCTATGCTCAAGGCACTAGGAGGCTCGAAGAGTGGCTAACACGGGCGACCTGTTCGTCAACTTCAAGGTCAACGCGGACGGACTCCAGAGCGGGTTCGCCGCTCTGAACGGCTTCGTCGGGAAGTCCAAGCGCGACCTGGCGGCGATGGATGGAGCGGTGAACGCTCTCTCGACCACGCTCGCGAAACTCGGCATCGATCCGTCGTTCATATTCCAGATGCGCGACCTCGTGCAGATCGGGACGAAGCAGATCCCGAAGGTCGTGGAGGGCATCGCGGCACTCGAACGGCAGGCGGGCGCGCTCGCGGGGATGAAGATCACGGCTCCGAAGTTGGAGGCTCCGGTCGCAGCGGCGGCGGCTACGGTCGCGCCTGCGATCGACCCGACCGTCCTTCCTCCGATCGATCTCGCGCCGATTGAAGGCGTGGCGAAGGCGATCCGGAGCGCACGCGAGCAGGCTACGGGCGACATCGACATCCTCGGGAGCACGATCACGAACTCGCCGATCCTCTCGATGGGTGGAGCCGTCGAGGCCCAGATGGCGAAGGCTCGGGCATCCTTCGCGACTGGTTCGGTCGATATGGCCGATGCGATCGTGCTCGGCTCGTCGCGCATCGAGGAGGCGATCGTCCAGACGGCAACCGTGACGAAGTCGCAGGGCGGCGCGATCACGGCCGCGCTCGGCAAGGTGCGGGACTTCACGGGCACGATCCCGGCCCGGTTCGTGGCTCTCCGCGACTCGATGTCCTCGGCGTTCTCGTCGGGCGCGACGGCTGCGACTGGCGCGCTCTCGAAGATCGGGCCGGCGATCTCGTCGCTCCCGACGCTCGCCTCGACGGCGTTCGGCCGGATCAAGGCGGGCTTCCAAGGCTTGCCGGCTGCGAGTTCGACGGCGTTCGAGGCGATCAAGTCCGGCGCGCTCAAGTTCGACGCGACGCTCACGGGCGTGGCGGCACGAGCCGCGACGGCCGGCCGTGCGATCGGGGCCGCGCTCTACACGGCTCTGGGGCCGATCGGCCTGATCCTCGTCGCCGCCGGCGCGCTCTATGCCGTGATCGAGAAGTTCGTCTCCGATGCCGAGGCTCGAGTCGCCGAGTCGAATGCGCGCATCGAGGCGAGTATGTCTCGCACCAAGGCGGCTATCGACGAGGTGCTCGGATCGCTGAAGAACATCCGAGCCGAGCGCGAGCGAACCGAGGCCAAGTCCGAGGGCATCGAGGCGGACATCAAGGGTCTTCAGGCTCTCCTGAACGCACGAGGCGACGGGATCCGATTCACCGAGGAGCAGATCGCACGAGAGCGCGACCTCCGGGATGAGATCGCCGCGAACGCGACAGCGCAGAAGACGCTCGCGGACGCATCGCGTGATCGAGCTAAAGCCGAGGAGACCGTCCGCAAGGCCGAGCAAGGCTTGCGCGATGCCGAGATGTCGCTCAACCTGGGCGAGATCGAGGAGTCCAAGTTCAACGAACTCGAAGCGAATCTCAAGCAGCAGTATGCGATCCAGAGTGCGATGCGCGCCCAAGAAGAGGAAGCCAAGAAACTGGCCGAATCGACGAGCCAGTCGCTCGCCCTCGAGCAGCAACGGCTCGACCTCGTGTCGAAGGTCGCCGAGCAGCGTCGGCGTGAGGCCGAGGCCGAGGCCCAGAAGCAGGCGGTCGCTTCGATCCTGCAAGGCATCGAGGACGAACGGCTACGGCTCACGCTGTCGGCGGCTGACTACGAGGAGATGATCCTCGACCGCCGGATCAAGCAGGCGGGCATCGAGGATCCGCAAGTGATCGCCCGGATCAAGGCGGCGCAGGATGCGCTCAACCTCGCCAAGCAGCAGGCCGAGGCCGAGAAGGTCGCGAAGGCCGCAGCGGGCGAGAAGAACACGATCGCGCAGGAGACGATTCGGATCACGGAGGAGGCTCGCGCGCTCCAGTCCGCGATCGACTCGATCGCCAACGAGCAGGCCGCGCTCGAGCGCGAGATGCTAGAACTCACGATGGGCAAGGCCGCGGCCGAGGAGCACATCCTCCGCATGAAGGCGCAGGCGGCGGGCCTCGACGCTGCGGCGACCAACGACCTGATCGAGCAACTCAAGGCCGTGCAGGATCTCCGGGATGCCGTCGCCGAGCGCAAGCGCACCGAGGCCGAACAGAATCGGCTCCTCGACGAGCGTACCCGCCTGGAGGCGAGCATCGCCGACGCGACCGAGGCCGCACGCGCGAAGGCGATGGAGGACGATCTCCGCCGGCAGCAGATGACCGAGACCGTATCGACCGCGATCGGCGGACTCAAGATCGCCGCGACGAGCGACGCGATCGACATCGATCGCCGAATCTTCGACGAGACCAAGAAGCAGACCGACGAACTGAAGAAGATCAACGCCGCGCTCTCGGCCGGCGGCGTGGCGGTGCTTACCTGAAGGGGTGACCTATGGCCGTGATCGTCAAGAGCATCGAGGAGACCGAAGCGAACGACACGAAGTCGGCGCGCGTGAACCTGCTCGTCACGGCCGTCTCGGCCGGCACGGCCTCGGCCGCTCGTACTCAACTCACGGGCGCGGGCTACACGCTCGGCGCGTCGTACTCGGGCGGCATCTCGTCGGGAGCGAAACTCTCGAACCTGTCCTATGCCCCAGTCGATGACTCGGGCGGGCAGACTTGGACGGCGACGGCCTCGTATACAGACGATGCGCAGTCGGAGATAGCGCAGAACTTCGCGAAGATCGAGTCGAGTACGCGCGTCGAGGCCGTCGATATCTGGCGCACGGGCGCGACGCTCCCGGCGAACCTATCCTCGCCCGGTCTCACGACGGACATCGGCGGGACGAAGGTCGATCAAGCCGGCGTGCCCGTATCTGGACTCGTCGTGCAGCAGGAGTTGACCTACACGGTGCGCCTGAACTTCACGAACACGGATCAAGCGACCGTCAACACGATGATCGGCACACGCAACTCGGCAGACTTCCTCGGCGGGACGGCCGGCTATGTGCTGTTCACGGGCGTGCGTCGCTCGCGCATCGCGGTCGATCTCTATGAGGTGACCTATACCTTCGTCTGGGATGCGGCCGCGCACCTGCGCCAAGTGCCAAAGCGGCAAGCCGACGGCGACCCGCAACTTTCCGCCGGCCAAGCGGTCGAGGTCTACGCGCGGCAACCATTCCCCGGCACATCCGCCTTTAGTGGCCTTCCCGGTATCTGACGATGAAGCCGACGATCAACAAGGGACTCGGCGCGCTCACTCCAGAGACCTGGGGGCAGATTTACGCGGCCGTGCAGGCGACCGGAAGCGGCGACCGCACGGGCGAGAACTACGCGCAGCGCGAGAAGCGGTTCCCGGCACGGATCACCGGGAACACGATCGCCGTAGCCGGCCGCGCGCGATGGAAATACTCGTGGGAGGAAGTGCGGCGCGACGCGTCCAACTCCCTCGTCGTGTCGATCGTCGCGGACGGGAGGACGGGCACGACATCGACCGACTTCGCCGTCAACCTGTTCGAGCTATCGAACACGGCCACGAACGCGTACGGCTACGCCGTGACATCGCTCGAACTCGATACGGCCGATGGATTCTCGATAGCACCTATCCCGACCAATGTGATCGTCGAGATGGTCATGCGTCGAGCGGCCGACGGTAGCCTCGCGTACGAGTTCATCGCGCCGAATCCGATCACGGGAACCTGTCCCGCCGGACTTGTTCAGGAACTCGACGGCGGCGAGTACGGAGCAACCTGATGGCCGACATCATCAAGCACAAGCGCAGCGGCGACACGGGCGAGGAACCGACCACGGGCGAGCTCGCGCAGGGCGAGATCGCAATCAACTACTACGACGGCGCGCTCTTCGTCGAGACCGACAACGGCACGACGCAGGCGATCGCACGCATCGACGGTCGCAAGGCCCAAGTGAGCGTCTACACGACATCATCGACATGGACGAAGCCGACCGGATGCGCGTATGTCGATATGTGGCTCATCTCTGGCGGAGGAGGCGGCGGTAGTGGCCGATGCGGCGCGGCTGCAACGCATCGCAGCGGCGGCGGCGGTGGCGGCGGATGCTGCATCAATGTGCAGAACTTCCCGGCTAGTGCCCTTCCTGCAACGCTCTATGTCACGGTTGGAGCCGGCGGGACTGGCGGAGCAGCGCAGGCGACGAACGACACGAACGGAAACAACGGAACGGCCGGAGGTGAAAGTCGAGTCGGCTCCACCTCTGGGGCCGGTGATATTGCTCTCACCGGAGTCGGCAACGCCGGGAGCGGCGGGCAGACCACGAGCGGCGCGGCCGGCTCATCGACTACGGCCGGGATATTCGACGGCGGCGCAGGCGGAGCAGGCGCACACACGACCGGGGCGAACTCGCCAGGCTTCACGAAGGGCGCGAGCGGCGGCGGCGGTGGTGGTGGCATCACGAGCGGCAACGCCACCGCAGGCGGTGGCAACGGATCGCGCACCGCGCACTTCAACGGGAGCGGCGCGGGAGGAGCGGCAAACGCCGCAGGAAGCACCGGAGCGTCGAACGGTGTCGTTGGCACGGGCGGCGGTGGCGGTGGCGGCAGTTCAACGGCAGGCCGCGCCGGAGGCAATGGCGGCAACTACGGCGGCGGTGGAGGCGGTGGCGGCGGCGGATTGAACGGGATCGGGAGCGGCGCAGGCGGAAGCGGTGGGCCGGGACTCGTCATCATCACGGCATACTTTTAGGAGATCCTCATGCGATGGGCGATCGTCATCGGCGGCATCGTGGACAACATCATTATTTGGGACGGCGGCTCATCGTGGTCGCCTCCAGTCGATAGCACGATGGTTCAACTCGCCGATGGGCAACGGTGCTCGATCGGTTGGGAGTGGGATGGCACTAACTTCGTCGAGCCGGAGGAGCCATGACGCGCGCGCTCGTGATCGTGTGCGCCGTGATCGCCGGATGCTCGACGGCCACGGAGAAGATCGCGCGATCCTCGAACGAGATCGGCACGCTCGCGAGGTCGA